AGTAGTAGTAACAGTTAGACTCTGACGTAAGGCAGACCAGTCCCATGCTTGTTCTACTTCTTGAATTGAATCATTAATGAAAGTAGATATAAGAGATGAATATTCATTCTCATTAATAGATTCTACTGTTCGCTCTCGTAGACGTACAAGAACTGAGTTGATTGCTGCTAAGTAATTCATAGGATTATACCATATTTCTGTTTAAAAGTCAAGAGGTTTATTTTCTTGCTACAATTGATTGACCGAAGTACATACCAACAACTGACATGATTGCATGAGGTAGCCACTCAGGAGTAACCATACCCTCTAGTGTTCTCCACTCTGTTACTGTTGTAGTGAAGTCAAAGAATAGAAGTTTAAATCCACTGGTTACTTCTACTGGTACTACTGTTGGTAGGTTTAAGATAGGAGCAATAAGAATAAACATTGCCATACCCATAAAGGACACCACTAGGAATCTACGTATCCATTGTGCATTAGGAGTATCGTAGCTACGTGCTGCTGCTACACTGTCCTCAGAGGCCGAGAATTGCTGCATGAGCATCTTTTGCTGGTCAGCCTTATCCTTCTGTGCCTGTGCCCACATCTTCATTACAGCGCCTCCTAGGACGCTTAACAGCAATGTGATAACTTCTATCGGCATACCAAACATTACTTCTTCTTCTTATGAGTTAGAGGTTTACTAGAAGGAGTATGCTTTGCACCTGTCATAACTCTACCTGACGTATGCTTGTGCGTCTTACCTTTGTACTCCTTACCATTTAGTAAGTAATGTTTAACACCTTTCATAATAACCTCACCATTTTTCCCTATTAGCCCAATATGCCGCAGACATTTTACCCTTAGCAATGTTCTTACCATGCCTAGCCTTGAATGACTTACGCTTGGCTTTCATCTTATCACTCTCACCAGCCTTGGGCTTACCTGCTGTACTAGCCCCTTGCTCACCAAAGCGAATAGTCTTAGTTACTCCACCTTCTTTAGCTACCACCACATGAGACTTCTTAGGATGGTTAGGTGTACGCTTAGGTTTGTTGTAGGCTGTTAGACCTAGCTTAGTTAGTTTAGCGTCTGGCATTAGAATGTACCCTCTTGAAAGTATAACCAACAAGCAAATGAACCTGCTCCAATGATCCACATTAACTTCTTAACAACCGACTTACCTACTGCAAGGTAGAAACGATCATACGCTTTCTGTGCAGCTAACTCAGCTATCTCATCTTTCTCTGATTCTGTCAATTTAGTATCACTCATATTTAATATTTGATGTACATAACTACGCCAAAGAAAGCAGCTAGGATAGTTACAAGGATTCCTACAACCTGCCCTGCTAATACCAAAGTATCTTTAATTTCCTTGGCCTGTGCTTTTTGTTTCTTAACATCTGCTTTTTGTTTCCTATGGAACTCATCTCTAAACTGACAATACTTATAGTATCCTTGAATAGACTGTTTGTTAAGCATAAACTCTAGTTCTTTCTCTTGCCTCTCTATTGCTTGCTTTGCTTGGTATGCACCTAGTACATCACCAGTACCAATAGCAGCTTTCTGTTGTATAGATTGACTTGCACTAAAGTATTTAGTTACAGCAGATCCAGCATCAGCAATCTCCTTACCATTGGATAATGTTTGCTTGATAACTGCAAAGGCAGCATTCGCAATAGCCAGTTCTGCTAACATACCCATACCCTCTTTGTATACTCTACGGGAATCCCGTATGGTTCTCTTGATGGTTGAACTACTAGGTACTCAGCATTAACCTTGTTGACAGATGGTTCAATAAGTAAACCCTGTCCTATAGGAGCAAGAGTAGGTGATACATGAACTGGGTATATCTCTAAAGGACTAGAGTTCATTATATACTCTCAATGTTTTTTACACAGAATGCTATCGTGGTTTTATCCTCAGTTTCTTTCTGAGCCGCATAGCCTAAAAGAGGACTCGTAACTAACGCATACTCTAACTCTTTAGCTACTACCAGTAACTCCACTCTACATTTCTTAAGAGTTGAATAACTAGATACCATTACAGGCATTGCAGGTTCTGTACTTACAGAGAGCATAGTAGCTACTACAAGAGCATACATTATTTTTTAGTCTTCTTTTTCTTTCCCTTCTTTGGTGGTGATACCATCTTAGTTCCGTATGCCATACTATTCTCCTAAGCTGCGGCTGCTGTGATAGCAGTCATATCTTCGGTAGTCCAGTAATCTTTAGCCAACATAAGAACCAAATGTTCCTTGTTACGTGCTACACAGTCTGCCCAATCTTCATCGGACATACCTTCTGGCTGACTGCCATTGATTAGTGCTACGGAATCACCACAAGCTGAGTAGTGTTGTGCGATTTGTTCTGCTGTTAATTCATCCATCTTTACTATCCTTCTTCTAGGGTTGTTAAACGTGCAGCAAGTGCTGCGTTTTGGGTTGATAATTCTTGTATTGCTTTGACCATTGACCAAAAGATTGGGTCAGTGTTAACTTGCTTCATTCCGTTTTCGTTTTCGGTAACTGCGTTAGGTAGAACTAATGCTAACTCTTGTGCTATCACGCCTGTTTGTAATCCCTCAGAATCACACGCAGTAAATCCTTCAACAGTTATTTCGTTATCTGTTTTAAAATTAAAGTTACGCACTTGAATAGCATCAATCTTTGCTAGACCATTAGGGCTATCAACAATATCTTTTTTAATTCGTTCATCTGATACTGTAGTCCATGATGATGAATTATTACCTTGATAACACGCACCACTTGAATTACCATAAATCCATACGGAAGAAGAGCCAACACCACTACTGCCTCTAGCTATCCATAGTGAGTAATTATTGCTGTCTGACGTGCCACCAGATTGATACCCAATGCAGACGTTTTCTGATCCTGTTGTAAAAGTCCTACCTGCTTGATACCCTACAAACGTATTGTTAGACCCTGTGGTAAGAGCATTACCAGCACCTCCAGCACCGACAGCCGTGTTGTAAGAACCTGTTGTAGATGACTGCATCGCTGCAACTCCTACTGCGGTATTAGAACCAGCCGTAGTGTTTGCGGTAAGGGCAAGACGACCTATAGCGGTATTGTTATCACCTGTAGTGTTAGCGTCCAAAGAATTATAACCTACCGCAGTGTTTTCTATACCTGTAGTGTTAGCCTCTAAAGCACTTAAACCAACGGCAGTGTTGCTAGCCCCTGTGGTGTTTAATGACAGAGCGTATGAACCAACTGCTATATTGTTAGAACCTGTGGTGTTGCTATATAAACCACTTCTTCCAACAGCAGTGTTTTCTGCCCCTGTAGTGTTATTACGCAGAGCAGACAAACCAACCGCAGTGCTGTTACTTGCTGTGGTGTTAGATGTTAAAGCACCCTCACCAACTGCTACGTTTGAAGCACCTGTGGTGTTTGCTACTAAAGCAATGTCACCAACTGCTGTATTGCTTGTACCTGTAGTGTTAGCATTTAAAGAAGCATAACCAAATGCTGTGTTTTTACTTGCTGTAGTGTTACTACCTAAAGAAGCTGTACCAACAGCAGTGTTGTTAGCACCTGTGGTGTTTGAGCCTAGTGCGTTAAGGCCGACAGCAGTGACATTAGATGCACTTATGTTTGCGTCTAGTGCGTTTTTCCCCACTGCTGTATTGCCTGTACCTGTAGTGTTAAACTTTAAAGAACGATAACCAACAGCAGTGTTATTATTTGCCGTAGTGTTACGAGCCAAAGCCTCATATCCAAAACCAGAATTGAAAGAACCTGTGGTGTTATCACTTAGAGAATCAAACCCAGAAGCAGTGTTGTCACCGCCAGTAGTGTTAGAGTCTAAAGCCTGTCTACCAACGGCAGTGTTGTTAGCGCCTGTCGTGTTTACAGTTAAAGTGTCTGCACCTAATGCAGTGTTGCTGACACCTGTAGTGTTAGAATATAAAGCAAAATAACCAACCCCAGTGTTATTATCACCCGTAGTAATTGTAGTGCCAGCTTCATCGCCAACTAAAGTATTCTTATTACCACCAGACACAATGCTATTACCAGCGTTAACACCAGCTACAAAGTTTGATGTACCTGCTGTGACACTGCTGATACCTGCTGTGGCTAGATTGCCTGTCATAGTGCCGCCAGCTTTGGGCAAGGCTGCTGCTGCGGTAGCTGTAGTAGAAGTAAGTACACCATCTCTGGTAGCAATGTCTACACCATCAAAGGTACTGTTGGTTGTCACGGCTCCAGTTAAAGCCCCACCAGCTTTAGGCAATGCAGCGTTAGCCGTAGCAGTTACTGTGTCTATCGTCCGTAGGTCTTCTACTGAATCTCTTGACTTACTCATAATCTATTCTCCTTCCAATGCTGTGAGTCGTGCAGCGAATGTTGCGTTTTGAGTTTCAAGAGCATCGTTCTTTGCTGATAATTCTTGTATTGCTTTAGTTAAAATGGGTATTAATTGGTCATGCTGTAGCTTTAAAGACTCTTCATTAGAAGTGTTAACAACATGATCGTCAGTCCATCCCATGCTTGTTTCTACAGCCTTAACTTCTTGAGCAATAAAACCAAGCTGCTTTTCTGTAGACTTCTTAGAATGGTCACGTTCACCATACTGTTCACTACCCCAAGCATGATAGTTATCTCTGTTGTCCCATACATAGGTCACTGGACGCAGCGCATTTACAAAAGATAAACCTGCGCTAGAAGGTAAAGTAGCAATGTCCGTCTTGTCCCTTTCATCGGAACCTACTGTCCAACTAACTTTTACAACGGCGTTAGAAGTGGCATTATTACCAACACATAAGTAGTTACTATCACTAGTGATGTTTAACATACCATCTGCGCCAGCAGCATAGCCAAGCAATGTGTTGTTGGTTGCTGCACCATTTCCACTTGCCAACGCTTCTTCGCCAATAGCCGTATTAAAGTTACCTGTAACTAAGTTAGTACCAGCAAACGCACCAAACCCACAATTATATTGACCTGTAGTTACATTATGTAAAGCAGACTTACCAAATGATGCGTTTCTTTGACCTGTGGTGTTAGCAATTGATGCCTCTCTACCAACTGCTGTGTTATTTGAGCCTGTACTGTTAGCATATAAAGCATAAAGTCCCATGCCCGTATTATTAGAAGCAGTAGTGTTATTATTTAACGCTTGCCGACCTAAGCCACAATTTCCTGTACCTGTGGTATTAGCAGCTAAACACTGCTCACCGACAGCAGTATTTTCTGAAGCTGTAGTGTTAGCATATAAAGCAGACTTACCAAAAGCAGTGTTGTTAGCACCTGTGGTGTTAGCATTCATTGCAGAGCCACCAACGGCAGTATTAGATGCACCTGTAGTAGTAGCCCCTAAAGCGTTATAACCCATAGCAGTATTATCTGCTGCTGTAGTTGCCGATGTTAGAGCATAAATTCCAACAGCAACATTGGCTACGCCTGTAGTATTAGCATCTAAAGAATTCATACCTAAAGCTGTATTAGAATGACCTGTAGTGTTAGCTGCTAAAGAAGACTTACCAACGGCTGTGTTGTTATAGCCTGTAGTGTTAGCAAACATAGCTGAAAAACCTACACCTGTATTATCAAGTCCTGTGGTAGTAGACTTTAATGCTGTCGTACCAACTGCTGTGTTTTGATATGCTGTAGTGTTTTGGTGTAATGATTGGTATCCGACAGCTACGTTGTTTGAACCTGTAGTGTTATTTCTTAAAGCACCATTACCCGTAGCAGTGTTGTAACCACCTGTAGTATTTTCAAATAGTGCTATGTAGCCTAGCCCAGTATTGTAACCGCCTGTTGTATTGTCTATCAAAGCACTACTACCCATAGCAGTATTTTGCGTACCTGTAGTGTTAGCTTTTAAAGACTCATTACCAACTGCTGTGTTGTAGGATGCTGTAGTGTTAGCAATTAAAGAATTATAACCAACAGCAACATTGTTATCACCCGTAGTAATTGCTGTACCAGCATTGTCACCAATCAAAGTGTTATTATTACCACCAGAGGTAATAGAATCTCCTGCGTTAGAACCTGCAACGAAGTTTGATGTACCTAGAGTAACACTGGTAATACCTTTGGTAGCTATGTTACCTGTCATAGTGCCACCAGACTTAGGTAAAGCATTAGTCGCTAATACTCCGTCTGCTGCTACGTCACGACCATCTATAGTTGAGTTGGTAGTTACAGCACCAGTAAGTGCGCCACCAGCTTTTGGTAGCATTGCTGCAACCTCAGTATCTACATAGGACTCTTGAGCATACCGAGCATCTGATTGTGTTTTAGTGTAATGATCTGCTAAAGCAAATGTACCAAAGCTATGAATGAATACTACATCGTTTGCAGTTGCACCTATATCTAGTACGACTGTAGAACCATTAGTTGCTGTGTAGTCCCCTGTGTCTAGGCGTATTCCGTTTAGATAAACTTGTAGATAGCCAGCATCATAGACAGCATTGAAGCTAGTCTGGTTAGCAGTGGCTGTGTACTGTACTGAGTTTTCAGTACCATTAACAGATGATCCAGCATTGACCCAACCAGATCCATTGTACACTTTCATTGTACTTGAAGATGTATCAAACCATAAATCACCAGTGCTAGGTGAACTAGGGGCTGATGATTGTGAAACGTATTGACCTGTGAATGAAGCTAAGGATGATGCTGCATTGGATGCACTTGTACTGGCTTCTGAGGCTTTAGTTGTTGCTATAGTTTTCTGTGCAGTAGCTAGAGTTACCTGTTCAGTAGCTAGAGTAACCTGTGCTGCTCCGTTAGTTGTGGCTAATGCTGCTTGAGTAGAAGCTGTGGAAGCACTACCAGAAGCTGCTGTTGCAGAGTTGGAAGCGTTAGTTGCTGATGTAGCTGCTTCTGATGCCTTAGTGGTTGCCGTAGATGCTGAACCTGATGCTGCCGTAGCTGAGTTAGCTGCTGCTGTGGCTGAGTTAGCCGATGCAGTAGCTGAGTTAGCCGATGCAGTAGCTGAGTTAGCACTAGCTGTTGCACTGTTGGAAGCATTAGTAGCTGATGTAGCTGCTTCTGATGCTTTAGTTGTTGCTGTAGACGCACTTCCAGAAGCACCCGATGCACTGTTGGCAGAGGATGTTGCAGAGTTGGCACTCGCTGTAGCTGAGTTGGCTGAATTAGTTGCCTGATTACTAGCATTAGTAGCTGATGTACTAGCACCTGACGCAGAAGTAGAAGCTGCCGAGGCACTGTTGGCACTAGCTGTTGCAGAATTACCTGCCTCAGCAGCTTTCTCTGTTACTTCTGTAATTGTAGCATCGGTGTTAGAATCACCAGTACCACCTATGCCTCGATAGATTCCCATTCTTTATCTCCTACTTCTTTCTTGTTGAAACAATACCCTTGGCAATCTTGGAATAGTAAGCATCTTCTCTTTCCAATCTGCGTTTTTTCTTATCTGCTTCTTTCTTATCTGCGATTTTCTTAGCTGCGGCTTTCTTATCTGCGGCTTTCTTAGCTGCTGCTTTTTTATCAGCTAGTTTCTTTTCATATAACTT